TATTATCTGGTAACTTGTATCGTTCTTTTTTATTACGTAAATAATGTTCTTTAATAATGAATTCCTCTTCTTTATCTGCTAAGAATTGGACCAGTTTTCTAACATTACCCCAATAAATGGTCTTTCCATCTGTAAGATTAAGATTTCTGTCTCCAATAGTTGCTTTATAAGCGTTCATCATTTTATCAACGCCTCCAGTTCTGATATTTATTGCTGGAAAATGAGGTAAAAAATCATTTCCTAAAAAGAAACACAAAAAAATATAATCATATATTTTATTTTTTTGTTGTTCTGTTGTTAGTTCAGTATTGTTATTTAAATACAATGTTAGTGATTTGGCAAATTCTGGTATATCAATAAAATAATTTGAATTGGGTTCCAATGAACTATCAATTGTTTTTATAAAATGGGGAGTTTCTCTAAATAAATAAATATTAGGAGATAGCGGCAAATGATTAATTGAGAGCATAATCAAGTCCGCATCTAAACCGTAAATAACAGTAGTTTCATTACAATGTTTTTCAAAATTCGAACGAATATATGAGAATAATTTATGTTCACCTTCGCCCACTTTATTTGACCCAGAAACGATTACGGAAATATTCCGATATCTTTTAAAGTGTTCCGTTATTTTATTATTTAATTGTGACATAAATTTTGTTCCAGGGGTGATAGCCGTTGTATTCCAGGCGTCCTCTTTTTCTTTTTTAAAAATAATACGAGACAATTCATTTTGATACCACGATTTATAACGACGACAACGTTGTTGTTCTAATTTAGCAACAGGTGCTACACCATCAAACGCTATAATTACCATTTTTGACGGCTGAATTATAGATATATATTCTTCGATTTTTAAAATAACTAATTTTATAATACTTGTACCAATACTTTCTGTTAGTTTATCGGCATCTAATTTACTATAAGTATCGTAAATTATTGAATTACAATCTAAATAAAGATTGTCAACCTTTAGAATATCTTTTACATATTTTTTAATAATATGTGGATAATTTTTGACTACAAAACTGAAATAATTTGGCACACCCATTATGATATATACCTATGGTATGGTGTGTTTAATATTGTTTTATTGTAAACAATAATAATAATATGTTAAGTATAATTTATAATTTAATTATATTTATATATAATAAATGAGTGAAAAAAACATAAATTTGAAGAAAAACTCTGTTAAAAAACCAACACAAGAAATTATATTATTGATTGAAAAAAAGTTAGTATTTTTTCAAGATGTTATTCAGACAACTATATTGCATATTCAAAAAAGTAAAAATTTAGATATTATTAATACGAGTGAATTAAATACAAGTATAAATTTGTTAATTGAATTAAGTAAAAAAATAAAGAGTATTTGTAATGTAAATAAAAAAAGTAATACAGATAGTATTATTAATACACTGCAAGTTGTAAATAACGAATTATCAAGTTTATTTAAAAATTTCGGAACAAATTCTTTTGAAGATTTGTTATGGATATGTTTTGGAAACAATTCTGTAAATACTTATGCTATTTCTGATATGGATAAACATAAATTCGAATTGTTGAAAAAATATTTTCATCCAACAAGTTATAAAATACTTGGAATAAACAAAAATGACAGCGATAAAGACACAAAAATTGATGATTGTTTATTGAATGACAAATCTAAAAATTTAGATAGTATTGATATAAGTATTAAAATAAGGTCATTTTATTTAAAAGTGTATGGTATTCAATTTATTATACATAATCCTCAACATAAAAAAAGTATTATTATTACGGGAATTGTTGATGATATTATGATTGATTATTTAAGCAATAAATATATTAATTTAAAATACCAAGCGATAAAAACAAATGCACCTCAATCACCAGAATTTCAATGTAATACATTTGAACGATATATACAGTCACTTAATTTAAAAGATTATTTGATTTCTGAACCTCATGAAATTTATTTAAAATATTCTGGTTATTTGAGTAATTTAAATATAATAGGACAAAAGCCAATTGCACAGGTTGTTAAAGAATTTGTTTCATCTGATTTATATGTGAAAAGAAATATAATAATTCAACTGTTAGTTAAGATAGATAAATATGATAATCAATATTTGGCTTATTTATTATATGATCTTTTGTCAAATGATATAAATGGTATGATTGATACTCAAGAACAAACAAGTTTATTTGATAGTTTACCATGGTCAATTAAACAATATTTTAAAGATGCAATGAAAAGTACAATACAATATACAAATGATTTATCAAATTTTGATATTCAAAAAATTCCATTGGAACAACAAATTTGTTTATTAAAGGTGAGTGATTCAGTCAAGGAAAAAGCTATGCAAAAATTAAAAGAAATAAAATCAAAATCAGAAGATTCAGGTTCAAAAGCAAGGCAATATTTAGATGGTTTATTAAAAATTCCATTTAATATTTATAAACGAGAAACAATATTAGATATTATGTTTGATATTAAATTAAAATTTATAAATATAATACAAACAAATAATATTACAAATATACCAATAAAAGATAATTATACAAGTTTGGAAATATTAAATACATTAAAAGAGATTAAAAAAAATTCGCAAAAAGACTTTGATTTTATAAATATAATAAATGATAAAATAAAAACAATGTCATCAAGTGAATTAAAACTTATGGCAAAAAAAATAAACAATTTAATTTTAAAAAATAATTTGACACAAACAAAATTAAAATTGAGTAATAGAAACATATCTGAAAGACACAATGACATTTTAGATTTTGTTCAAACAAACAAAACAAATAATAATTTATTGACAGAATTATTTGATATAAAAATAAATGTTTGTTTAACTCCAAATAATATACAAGAAATAGAAACAAAATATGGTGAGATAAATAGTTATATGAAAAATGTAAAGTCTATTTTAGATAAGTCAGTTCATGGTCACAATAATGCGAAGAAACAAATTGAACGAATAATAGGCCAGTGGATAAACGGAAAACAAGATGGATATTGTTTTGGTTTTGAAGGACCTCCTGGTACGGGCAAAACAACATTAGCTAAAAAAGGATTATCTGATTGTTTAAAGGATGAATATGGAATATCGCGTCCATTTGCAATGATACAAATGGGTGGTGATGCGAATGGATCAAGTTTGCATGGACATAATTATACTTATGTTGGATCAACATGGGGGTCAATAGTTCAAATACTTATAGACAAAAAATGTATGAATCCAATAATTTTTATTGATGAAATTGATAAAATATCAAAGACTGAACACGGTAAGGAAATTATAGGTATTTTAACACATTTATTAGATCCTTCTCAAAATGATTGTTTTCAAGATAAATATTTTTCAGGAATTGATTTGGATTTATCTAAAGCATTATTTATTTTGTCATATAATGATGCTGAATTAATTGATAAAATTTTATTAGACCGAATTCATCGCGTGAAATTTAAAAGTTTAACATTGGAAGAAAAAATAGTTATATCAAATAGTCATATTTTACCTGAAGTATATGATAAAATGGGTTTAAATAATATGATATATTTTACTAATGATGTATTAAAATTTATTATAGATGAATACACATTGGAGCCTGGAGTTAGAAAATTAAAAGAAATATTATTTGAAATTGTTGGTGAAATAAACTTGGAAATTTTAAAGAATTTTGATACAGAATATGAAATTCCAATAAATATAACAATTAAAGATATTAAAACAAAGTATTTTAAAGATAAACAAGAAAATTTAATAAGAAATGTAAGTAATACAAATGAAATAGGATTTGTGAATGGTATGTATGCAACAAGTTTAGGAACCGGGGGGACATTACCTATACATGCAAAATATTTTCCATCTGATAAATTTTTAGATTTAAAATTAACTGGACTGCAACAAGATGTTATGAGAGAAAGTATGCATGTATCTTTGACAGTTGCTTGGAATTTAACTCCTTTGGTTCAACAAAATAAATTAAGACAAAAATATGATGTAATAACTAACAAATGTGGCATAAATATACATACTGGTGATAATGCTGTTTCTAAGGATGGACCAAGCGGAGGATGTGCAATTACATGTGCTTTGTTTAGTTTGTTAAATGATATTCCAATTAAATCAAATTTTGGTATAACTGGAGAAATTCAAATGTCTGGTGAAGTCACTGCAATTGGAGGATTAAATTATAAAATATTTGGTTCATTAAAATCAAATGTAACTTCTTTTATTTTTCCAAAGGAAAACGAAAAAGATTATAAAGATTTTTTGGAAAAATATAAAGATACTGATATTTTGAATGGTGTTAAATTTTATCCAATTTCAAATGTAAAAGAAGCATTGGAACTATTATTAGATAATAATTGAATATTATATATTAAAGATATATTTATAATATAATATTTTATAAAGTAAAAAATTAATATAATATTATAAAATAGTATATGAATCAAATTAAACAAAATACTCAACATAATCCACTTTTATTAAATACAATGAATATTTTTTACTCGTTATCATTTTATTCTCCGATTATTATTTGTGTAAGTATAGTGCTATTTTCAATGTTCACTGTAACAATGAATAAAGCCTTTGTGTTTTTTATATGGGTTTCTTTAATTACGTTTTTAAGAATTATTGTATTTAAAGCGTGGAGTAATGATGTTCCAATGAAAGAAATACCAATAATTTGTTCAACAGGATTGTCAGAAATATTTATTCCAAAAGATGTATTGTATAGTACATACTTACTAACATTTACTATGATGTATTTCATGGTTCCAATGTTTATGATTTCAGTTCAAAATAATGTAAATATTATAAATTATGGTGTACTTGCATTTTTTATTTGTTATATTGGTATTGATATTTTTATAAAAAACAAATTATTATGTATTCCTGGAAATTTTAGTAAAAATGTATTTGGAAATATATTAAGTGGTATGTTTTTAGGAGGAGTAATTGCAGGATTAACAATGTATGGCACACAATTGAAAGTTTATTTATATATCAATGAAATAAATAGTAATAAAGAAGTATGCTCAATGCCTTCAAAACAACAATTTAAATGTAAAGTTTACAAGGATGGTACTCTTGTAGGTAATATGTAATATTATTTGTCAAAATGAATAATATTTGCCATAATCCATTTTCTTAAAGAAGCAAGCATCATATTTCTACGAAATGATTCATTAATTAAACTCATATTTCCACGAGTATTGAAATTTTTTGAAAATGTATTATAAGTTACTATTAAATTTTTATTTTCATAATATTTTAAATCTTCATATTTAAATGCTTTTATTTGTTTTCTATTATTAACCATATTATGAAATACAAACAATAAATTAATAAGGTCTGTTTTATTATTTATATTTGATGTTTTAACCTTTGCCCAAAATAGTTTGGCGTGTTCTGAACATTCTGGACAAGGTAAATTATTACATATTTGTATTAAATACATTATCAAATTAGGACCAACTGAAGGAAAACTGCTTTCTTTTATTTTGGCAGCTAAAGTATGCATAAAAATCCAAGTACTAGGACCCCAATAGCTAGGAGACATATATAACTATATAAATAAAATAAATTTAAAGATATAATGTAAAATT